GCCATAACATGAAAATTAGCATAATAGCCTTGATATCGGATCTGTATTCGGAAGTTTTTCATAGTGAATTTCTTACTTTATAGTCGAAATGAGGCGGTTTTAAGGCCGCCTCATTTCTAAGTTATTGATTACGCTCCTTGTACGCCAAAGATACCTCTATAGTCGGATACGCCAAAAACGTATCTTTCTCTAGCTTTGTATCTAACGTTACCAGTATCAAAGTCCCCTTCCATTGCAGTTGTCAATGGTGTTCTTTGGAACATTTTCATACCGTTTGGTACGTCCGTAATAAGATACCAGCTATCAGCATCAGTTAAGAAATTGTTCACTCGATATCCTTGAGGAACCATTCCCATTGAAAAGATAGCATTAATATCATTATCAGCAGTACCAGTTCTACCTTGAGATTTTAAAATTCTCTCAGCATTGAACTGATTGCCAGAAGGGACAATCATCTTGACCCCTTTAGCTGCTATTCTTAAACCTCGTTCATCAGTGAAAGCATTAATATCAATCAATGCTGTTTCCAATGAAGTTTCGTTTAAGTCTGCTTGAGTTGTTAAAGTGTTTTTAACATTTGTTCCACTTACAGTTGTGTGTGCAGTAGAGAACAATGCAACGCCATCCCCTGATTTAAAGGTTGCCGTTTGAGGCAAGCCATTAACCAGTGGGTTAGCTGCTTTAACTTCTTTCGCATTGGACATGGATCTAGCTAAAGCTTTTGTATAACGAGAAGCGAGTCTGTCGTAGAGATTATCTTCGATAGCTTCTTCTGTTATTGCAAATGCTAAAGCAATAGTTTCCATTGTATACCTTGCAGTGTAGGTTTCTTGCGCATCATCATATGCGATGCCTTGACCTTCTGCTTTAACGTCGGCGTTCGCGAATCCAGACAACATGACTTCTTCTTCAAAAGCCCTGTCACTTGATTCAGTTACGTAAATTTCAGCATGTTGATTGTCATACCGTTTGTATTCCAGCCCAAATAGTGCATTTAGGCCTGGCTCTAGTTCTTTAACTAGCTGTGCTCGTGATATTGCCATTGTCTATATACTCCTATTAAGACGCAGTAGTCAAACCGCCAGAGTTTATTTGGTTAAGGTTCTGAACAACAACAAAAGTGCAGTTAGCTGCAGTAATGTCGGAGTTTTCAGGGTCCTCAGCCGAACGTAATAATCTCCATTGGTTCGCTGTTGCGTCAGCGGTTCCATACGTCAGTTCTGAACTAGATTGTCCACTTGTTGTGGAACCTGCTGCTGTTACCGTTAAGCCGTACGTTTCAAGGTGATCGGCTTGTGGAACTGCTGCATCCGCTGAAACATTGTAAAGTTGAAACGGATTGTCCATAACAAAAGCTGTCGTATTTTCGCTGTTTGCTGGAGCGGTACTAGCAACGTAATGATTCTGCCAAGTCGGCTTCAAAGTTGTAGCCGCATTGTAGAATATTCCGTTTAACACACCGATTGTAGTGTTAGTTATACCAGCTTGTGCAGTATTCACATATCCATTGACCACCCTTACAGATGTTCCTTGGAATAGTGCGACCCCGTACGAAGCTGCTATGTAGTATTTAGATTGTCCTTGGTTCGTATAGTTTGACCCTAACGTTCCTTGAGGAATTAATCCAAATCCAGCACTGTTACGATTTGCCATAGTATTACTCCTTAGTGTTTACAGTTTTACCTGTAAACGGTTAATTTATTCAGTGATAGGGAATTGGTTGTTATCCCGAGAAAATTAGCTTTTCTTTGTACCACCGAAGGTTACGCGAGATTGTCGATCAACATTGATCGGCATACTCTTATGCTGTTCCTTCATGAGATCGTGTTCTACCGCTTCGTCTTGCCCTTTAGTTAAACCGTCTATATAGGCTGCACGTTGCTTCGCAATCTCTTCCGATATCCTTGCCAGCAAAAGGCCACCAACTCCAATGACACCTGCGTATTTACCATCGGTAATTACGGGATATTGAGCATCTGGATATTCATCGGCTCTCACCAATTCAAATCCTTCTCTCAAACGAGCTGAGACATTTTTAGTGTCTTGAAACCCTAAACTCTCTGCTCTTATCCATCTATGCCTAAATCCATCAGGCGCAGGCGGAGCATCTAAAGATGATGGGGGAGTCCACACTTTTGGTCTTTCAGTCTTTGACCGTGTTGAGCTCGCACGAGAAGTTTTATCTTGTTCTTTTTTCATATGCTTATGCCTCCTTCGTGAGTTTTAATTGTTTCGCATATTCTTCGAGTGGCACACCTAATTTTTTCGCAATAGCGACTTGTGAAGATGTGAGTCTCACAGTTTGGCGTCCTTGTTTTACACTTCTTTGAGCTGAAGCGACCGACTGAACGGGCTTGGACGTTTCTATACCCCTAGTCTTATCAAATTTATTAGGAAAGTCAACTCGTATTCGTTTGTCGATCTCTTCATAGTAATCATTTGATTTAGGATCATATCCTTCCTTCTCAACCAAATCCTTGTGGATTTCAAAAGCTGTAAACGTCATCGCTCGGTTTTGGCCGAACCATTTATTTTTACTGGCCCAGGATTCCGCTTGAGGATCTGCTGGTTGTTCAGGTAGATATTGGGGAGTTTGTCTTGGTAACTTTCCACCGTCAGAAAGTTTAACATCTTCCTTGTTTTGTTTGGCTTGCTCCAACTTAGCATTATCAAAGGCTAAGGTCGCAATCCGTTTATTGGCTTCGACTTGAGCCGGAGCGTCTCCTGCTTCAATGGCTCTCGCTAAGTCTTTTTGCGCTGAGTCCATGCCAGTTTTGACACCGGTTTCAAATCGTTTCCAGTAATCAGTATCTATTTTTAAATATTTTTTCTGATCATCTGTTCTTTGAGCTTCTACCGCTTGAGCGTACTCGGTGGCTGCCGCTTCTCTTCGTTCAGCTTCCCGCATCTTACGTGTAAGTTTGGCAATTCTTGATTGCACTCCCTTACTGTAATCCTCAAGTTGAGTATCCGCCTCTTTCGCTGTAGATTCTGTAGATTCTGTAGATTCTGTAGGTTCTTCCTTAACTTCTTCCTTGACTTCTTCCTTGACTACTTCTTTAATGGTTTCTTCTGCTTGAATCGCTTCTTCTTTTTTCTCCTCAGGTAAAGTGACATCCACTTCGGGTCCGGACGTATCTATATCTACCTTCGGGTCTTCCTTCTTGATCTTATTTTCTTCTGGCATAGTTTCCTCCTATGTTAATATTTATGCAAGATATCCGTTGGATCTTTGACCGTTGCCAATACTTCATCTTCATTGAGCAACCGTACTTCCCCACCTTCAATTTCAATCCGTGAGCCAGCGTAACGGGCAAAAACCACCCAATCACCGACCTTGCACCACGGTCCTGCGGGATAACGTTCTTTATCGCTATAGCAGCTCCCTCCCATTGCTAAAACGTTTCCACACTGAGACGCCACTTGTTGACGTTCAACAGTTTCTTTTCCTAATAGCACTCCCCCTTTAGTTTTCTCATCGATTTTAAAAGGTAGAACTAAAATTCTCCAACCCGTAGGTCGAGGTAATCTAGTCGATTCTTTGGTAATCTCTTTTTTAGGTTGTGCCTGATATTTTTCTTCGAGAGCGTTTTTATGTTTTGGGACTTCCTTTGGGAACTCCTTTGGAGTTTCCTGGTTTTTTGATATCGATAATGGTTCCGTCATGTTGCTCCTTTTTGTCATCAAGCAGGTTAGAGATTTCCTGTTTCACTGATTCCAGTGCATTGATCTGACCTATTATATACTTGTAGGTTTCCATATTGTCAACCCCTCCTGATGTAACGGAGATGGCTAACGAGTTAATACGTCGCTCTAACCCACGACGCAATTTATATACTAAGTTTTCAAGGTCCAATTGGGATCTACTTTCTTTCCATAATATTTCTTTAAACTTTCATTGACAACTTTAACTCCTCCTAATTTACCAGAAATATAACTTCCAATATAAGGTTCAGTCACCCCTTTAGGGGTCATGAGTTTAATTGTTTTAAATTTTTCTTTGATTCGTGTGGCCATTAAGCTTTTCTTTTAGCAGCTATTTTCTTGAATGTTTTAGCTAGAGCTTTAGCTCGACCTGTACAGCCTGGTTTTGTAATCGGTGTACATTTTCCTTTAGTTCCTCTTTTCTTAATGGAAGCACTAACTTTTTGCATCCATTTCTTGTCAGTCCCTTTTTTAAATCCTATTCTTCCACCGTCTTTATAGCCACGATTCAATTCTGAATGAACCCTGGATATTTCAGCTCTACGATTTGGATTGGATCGTTCGCCTTCAACACGACCTAATTCTTCTAAAAGGTCCGTACGTCCACCGCCAAATCTTAATGAAGCTCGGCCACCTTTAGCCGCTGTAAGTCTATTCCCTCTTAATGCTATATCAGCCATTATTTTTTTGGTTCCT